TTCCACAGTGATCACTGACTCTTGTTGTAGTGCCTGAACTTGTGACTGTAAGTTGGTGACAACCAACAACAATTTGGTTATATCAGCATGTAGATCTTTGGCATCTCGCATGGGGCACATGAAGTCTCGGGCATTGCGACTTTCATGTGCTTTGATACTGTCGATGAATCGGTTTATGTGTAGACTCATTGCCGCTTCAAGAAAGATTTCAAGTTGGGTGGTTCCCAGCCCAGAGGCTTGAGTACCTTGCCGTCTTCACGCTTGCGAACCTTGCCTGTTTCCTTGTCGATCTTGGCAAAGTTGGTACGCATGACTTCTTTCCACGCACCTTCAGCATCAAAGCCCGCAGAGTGAATAGCACCAATGGTCACAACCAAGATGTCAATTAAAGCATCTAACGCTTCTACATCGTCATTGGCGGCCAATGCGGCTACAAGTTCTTTGTGTTCTTCTTCAATAAGATTGCAGTACATATCAAACAAAGAACCCATTGGCCCATCAACTGATTGGTCACAGGCTCGCATGAATTTTTCTTGATCACGGAAGGGGTTCATTACGTGCCTCGTCTTCGGTATAGAAAGGACCTTGGTATGCATAACGCTCCAAGGTAATCAGTTTAGGACTCTGTGCTACTGCCCAGGTCTTGCGTTGACGCACTTGATACCAACCGGCTGCAAACCAAGATTTTGATTTGCGTTTCTTGGTAAACAGTGGTAAGCCTTGTTGTACGTCCCACACAGGATTGTACACTCGACTGCCCGATGGATACCCTTGCACTTGATAACTGGCCGGTTCTTTATTGGGTTTGTTACCAATGGCTTCAAACTCAATATTGGCTCGTTGTTGAATCATATTGATAGTTTTAAAACTAGTGACCTTGTTGTCGATTTTGACAGCAAAGCCATCGTCGGTGGCTTCTATATTGCCGACCTTGCGATTGTCCTGTTTTAGTATCCAGAATTGATTATCAACTACCGGTTTGGCTACTATGTTCATTTAAGTGTCCTTTATAAGTTTCGTTGAGCCAGCGAGCATATTGTTCTGCTGACTCCGAAAGTTTGTTCAACTCGTATTTGCCACAAAATTTCATAAATCTAACTCCTACCTGCCCCACATCCTTGTGACTGATGTTTTCATGTATGGCCATATCTACCTTGTGTTTGATCTCAGCGGGTTGTGCAGTAAGATCAACCAAGGTGCAGTTACGCTCATAATCATCCAACACACGATGTTCTGTTCCGTTATGGTCTGACCAACGTTGTAACATTAGGTTGTTCCAAGAATATCCTTTTTTGTCTCGGTCGGCATAGGCCTCACGGAGACCAACTTTATTCTTTGTGCCTTTCTCACGTACTCCCGGATATGCACTAAAAACATTGTCGGAGGAGTCCCCACGCATACACTTCTCAAATAACAACCAGGCTGGATCTGGGATCGTTTTTGGCTGTTTAGTTTTTTTATCAATGACCTGTCGACCTTTAGCATCGAAGATTCCTTCCAAGGTATGAAGTTCGTCAGTTATACCATTGTACTGGCTGACATTGGGAGCAAGCAGTTGTATGAAATCTGTGTCCGAACTTATGATGTAGTGTTCATCTAGTGGATGCAATGCAATCCAGCGAGCAATCACATCATCTGCTTCGGCCTCTGGGTGACGTATCACGCTACAGTTTGTGTTGTCACTCAAGTATTTAGTCAGGCTATCAAACGTCTCCCAGAACAACTGATCTTCTTCTTTTTCAGTTTCTGTCAAGGCCGCACGGGCCACAGCACGATTTTTCTTGTAAGGCTCATAGTAGTCCTTACGCCACGAGCGTCCTTCCAGTGCGAAAACCACGTGATCTGCTTCAAATTTGCGATGCACCTTGTTGATACTGCTCATTACAATGTGCAGAGCATAGCCTACCTTTTCCCAAGGATCCGCGGCGCGGAAAGCCGAATGACGGGCACGAAAAAATGTGTTAGCAGTATCAATCAGCAAGTATCGCATGTTTAAACCAAGTTGTTGTGTTTGCAGTAGTTTAACACATGTTGTGCCCAAAAGCAATGGGCAGCCTCACCGAAATGCCAGGAATCTGGGCGCACCGTAGCAAAACCACCGTTTCTCAGTACACTATCATAGGTATTGGCCGGATCATAAGGTGCCATATAGTTCACACCCCAGTCGTGAGGATTTGCTACACCTGAGAAATCTGAATTACCATTAAAGAACACATGCCGAACATTATCGAGTCGAAGTTCACGATGAAACTGCCATATTTCACTGTGAGCGTGTTGTCTAACTTCGGACCAGTTTACATCGGATATGAACCGACGATACCGATCTTGTAGGTCAACGGGCACATCATCTATGCCACTGGCGTTCACTTGATACCATGTGTTGTTGTGTAGCCATTCTTGCCGTTCCCATGTTGACCATTGTATAACGATCAGAGTGTCTTCAAGACTGTCTTGTTGTTGTAGCCAGGTTCGTGTGGTACGCATGATCCGAGCGTTGCTAGAAGCACTTTCAGCGTCACAATGCAAAATGGCCCTAAGATGGTTGGCCAGTTCGCAACCCCAACTCACACGCTCGTTGTCTGGATGTGGTCTACGACCTAGTCCGTAATACAAGCCATCATCTTCAGCAAAGGCATAGGAGTTTACTGCTTCGGCAGCGGCAGTGTGACTATCGCCGTTGACATAGAGTATCACGAGACCTCTGTGCGTCCGCCACCGAGATCAGTTGATCGAACATAAATGCCTGACTTCTTTATGGCCTCTTCTTGTTCCCAAGTTTCCATAACCACATGACGGCAGACATTTTGGAACCAACGGTCTACTATCTCTGCATCTGTGTCTTCTTTTTTGAGTTGGTAACCTGCACGGATAAGATTGAATATGAACTTGTCGTTCCAGTCTAGTTCAAATGCGCCTTGGTGAAGATTCTCTGGATCAATATCCATGCTCAAGATTGCCACCCATGGCTCGCCGCGTTCAGTGGCCAGTTGCTTTCCAGTCTTGACAGGTTCCTTGGGTTTGGGTTCAGCCTTGACTTTTACTGGCTCTGGTTTCTTTTTAAATATGTCAAACATTCCCATTGATTTTACCCCAACTAATTCTTAACCAACATCTCTCAAAAACATAGTGTACCAAAGTTAGCACAATATGGATTATGACAGCATCATTTAATCCTGTCCAAACAGCAGTTATTAACAACGCCATTATTCTGTAAGTTAATGTTCTAACCACAGTGCGTTGTTTAGTTTCTTGCATCAGGTTCCCCATTCGTTCTTGAAGAGTGGCACTTGTAGTCGATCACTGTACCTCCAGCCTTTTCGCATTGCCATTTCTGCCACTGCACGATTGTTAAGGGTATACACCCGCTCAACACCACCAACAGGCATGACATACACAGGACCCGTAAACCCTGCTGTGCGATACTCCAACACTGCTTGTTCTGCATCTGTTAAATCCTGTTCTGTTGCTACCACCAGTTTCAAATATGTATAACCAACTTGTTCATACTCACATACCACATCTGGACATATGGCCTCTGACCACTTTTCACCCGAGCCAGGAAGTTTGGCACTGACTGAGAATGTAATTTCACGTTGTGCCCGCCACCTCTGGAGATATTCTTTAAACTCTGCCGATAACGGTTGAGTACCGTTGGTCTCAAATGTGATTTCTTTGAGACGATGCATACTGGCATGATCCAACAAGTCCGGATAAGCACGTTGCCAGCCAAGTAATGGTTCACCACCTGTAATGACCAAGTGCTCATCTTCCCAACGACGATGCGGCAGTATCTCCATGATACGATGTACAATGGCATCAGTTTCAAGCATGGGACTTAGATCTTTAAATCTTGGATCCCATGACGCATAACTATCACAACCAGTTGATACCAATGGTAGTTCATTGTAATCTTTGAATTCAATCATGCGTTCTGCAATAGCATCACGTTCTGCACTCATCTCACCACGTGGCATGCCAAAGCCGCCACAAGTAAAATTACATCCAAAAACACGCAAGAACACTGACGGCACACCCATGTATCTGCCCTCACCTTGCACACTATAAAACAGTTCTGCTACTTTAAGTTTACTCATAAATTAATTTTTCCAAATAGTACGATGTGGTTGCACTTCTTCAATGCTCAATGGTTGGTCTGCATAAAAATAACAATTGAAACTGATACGAGTAAACTCAGAACTGTTTCGTGAAACACCATGCGGTGTGTTTTTAGAAGTTAAAAAAACTACGCAACGATTAAACACAGGTTTTACGGTGGACTCTACTGTGCCCGAATCCCCATCTAATAGATGCAAGCATCCGCCGTCATTGTCGTTGTAGTTGTAGTTGGCATAGAAAATTGCATTCAGCACACGATATCGATTTAATTCTCCAGAGAAATTAAAATCTGCATGGTATCTTAAAAAACTATTTGGTGGTGAGATAGTGAGGCCTGCGTGATCAAATGTTGGATCTGCATATATAGGTGCTTGGTAATTGAATTTGTCTGCTAGTAACTTTGCCACATGATCAGATCCGAATACTTCAGCAATTTGTTTTTGCGGCTCACTAACAAAGATATCGCCAAACGTTTTCTTTGCACCATTAATATCATCCATGAGATATTTTTCTTTAGCACCATTGGCATCAACAATCTGTTGATAAAAAGTTTTAGGATCGTCAATGGGTAAAAAATCATCTATCGTCATGTGAGGGAACGGAGTATCGGTAATCTGAGCACTCTGAATTTTATCTTTTACGTAGTTAAACCAATTCATATTTTCTTTGCTTTGACCAACAAATGCCACCCTAGATATTCTTTTACAGCCTCACGCATTTCTTCAGACATGGCCGCAAACCAAGGTTCAAGTTCATAGATTCCTTGCCGGTACTTGGGTACATTATACATGAAACAATGCGCTTGTCTAATCCTTAGGACCTCAAATTTGCCGTTTAACAGATTGTATATGTCTTCATTTGAGTAGGCTTGTGCATATGGACAGCCGGCTTGTGCCTCAAATTGATCCAGACCTTTTCGGATCATGGCATACTTCCAGGAATTCTTTGCATACACCAACATTCTAAACTCACCTGAATCTGCCAGTACTGTGTGAATGTTGTCAAGGCAAGTGGACATGTCTGGATAGTGATGTAGCACACCACATGAGTACACAAGATCAAACTTGCCCAGGGCCGTCATAGATTTGGTATCTGCGGCATCCATATTATGGAACTCGCCCTCTAGACCAAACAAGTCAAATCGTTGACGACTCATGGCCACTGATTCTGCCGAAAGATCAATACCTACATATTCGGCACCGTGACGCACAAACTCCACAGCATCAGATCCAATGCCCGATCCAACTTCCAACACACGTTTACCACGCCATTGATGAAACCCGGCTAAGTCACGTAAGTGTGGCTCTACAAAGTATCTACGCTCGCTTATTTCATTCCAGTACTGTTCCGTTCCGGGTTCACTCAAACTATGCTTGACATTACAGGGCTGAGTGTTCCAGTAGTGTTTTATTCGGTCAATTAAATGATCATTGCTCACTTTTTGGATTTCCATTGTTTCAATCGTTTGTATGGATCTGCCAGATTCATTTTATCCCAAATATTTTCATTTTTTCCGGACAACGAATCTCTGTACCACGAAGTATCGCGGCCTATGCTCTCAAGATATTTTGCAATTTTTTCTGTCTCATCCATTCTACGATTTCTCCAATTGATGTGATTGAAGTCTCTAGGATCGTTGTTTGGCATATTCTCGAGCATGATGCGTTCTTTGAATGTGTTGTCTAGATTTTTGCCAGTAAGATCATAACGCTCGTGATTGATCATTACAGGAATATTTTTTACAATGTCTAACATATATGCCACTTGACTAGACCAAGCATCATTGATTTGGTGTGGGCTGAAATGTCCAGTGATCTCTACCCACTTTTTGGGCAAGATAGGAAATATAGCATACGGATGCCTGTGATTGGTTTCGGCACGGAGCAAATAAAACTCTTGAGCATTGTCTCGAATAATTTGATCCCAGTCTTGAGTTTCCATTACTGCATCGTCATTCCAGAAAAACAACCATGACCCACGACTGTGTTTTGTTAGTTCATTGAGATACTCATTCCCTCTCATGTATCCTAATCTTTTAAATTGCACGGCAGTATACTCTGCTCCAACTTCATCAAGATAAGGGGCTACGGTATCGGTGAAATATTTGATGTGTTCAACATCATCATCATCGAATCCTAACAATACTTCAATTCGAGTGGAGTCCTTGGCTTGGTCAAACAAGGTGCGTAAGCATTTTTCTAATGCTTTTGATCGCTCGCGAGTGGGTAATAAAATACTAATATCAATGGGATTATCAAGGGGTAATAAGTTCTCTTTTGTCATATTTTATGTTGGGCAAATTGTTTAAATTAGTTTTTGTTATTGTTGTTTTTCCAAAGTTTCTTTTTCTAGCAAAGTACATGTTTTCTAGAAAACGGTCCATACTCATGTCTTGATCCTCTGGGGTATCGAAGTTGTATGTACATGACTGTTTAACTGGTTCATCGTCTAGGATGTAACCAAGAAAATCATAATCAAAATCTTGCCGTAACGGTAAGGATTTAAGATCACGATAGTCAATCACATAGTTTCTTTGGAACCGCATCAACTGATCAAGTATGTGTATATCGATATTATAATGTAATTTTACAAACTTGTCAATGATATCAAACACATGATTTATTTTTTGTTGCTGTTGCATGTACAGGGTGGTTCGATGCACTAGGTTCCAGCCAAACACTTGAATGTTACCAATAGGAGGATGGTTAATAGATCCATGCCGAGTCCAGTTAGCAAAGTAGTCGCGTGTTTCGGCAAACTGTTCTCGGAACCAGTCGTCCTTTTGTATCCATTGATACAAGTCATCATAAAACTTGCTGTATTCAATACCATGTGCTTTGTCAAGATATCTAGCAATGTAGGTAGTTAATCCATTGATATGGAATGTTTGAATGAAACTGTTCCAGACCAGGGTATCCAACATTTCTTCCTTGGGAATGTCCTTGGTACTCACTACCACATCCACGCACTCGTTAAGGTCAGCATCGCCGTAACTGCCACTCATGTAATCATACACAGGTACAGAATCAATCTTCCACATGCGTTTTTGTAACAGATTCATTTCGGCATTTTCCAACAACTGTGCTTGAAGAATGTTGATACCAGTATGATTACCGGCCCGGAAGATTTTCCAGAATGCATCTTTCCATGACTGAACAGTTTCGCCAGGTAGGCCTAGAATTAATTCGGTATATACAGGAATGTTGTTACGATCGCACAAGGCAAAAATTTCATCAATCTTGTGCTGATCTAGATTTCTACGTTTGATGTTTTCTAACACGTCGTGATCCATACTCTGTACACTAACAGTAAGACCTTGACCAAAGTTTGGACTTTCTTCAATTAACTTCTTCACAATGTCCACAACTTCGTTCTTTTGATTTTTGGCCCAGGTCATAGAGAATGAAGCCAATTTGCCCCAACGTTTTTGCACTTCGATCAGTTTGTCCACAATCATGTTGTCACGTTCTACAAACATACCAAAGTTGGCGTCAGTGATTGTGACAAAGCCACAGTTGGCTCCGATCCAGTCCATTTCGTGGAATACCCGTGTGAGTTCAAACTTCTTAACCTTGTTATAGGTTAGACTGCCCCAGTCGCAAAAGGTACATTGATAAGGACAACCACGATTGGTTTCTAGTGTAGCATTCCAAATCACATCAGGATTGTCTTCAATCATCTGATCAAATATGCCTGTGAGATACGGACTGGGTATTTGATCCAAGTCATCAATTCTAGCACAGTCTCCGGTGTTGACCAAGCCTGCGGGCGTGTTGATCAACAAACCAGGTATGTGGGAAAAGTCAGTATCAAAGTCTTCCATGATACGTTTGAAAGTTATTTCGCCTTCCATCTTACTGACCAAGTCCATGAACGGTTCTTTTTCGAACAGTTCGGGATCTTCGATAGCCGGCTCAGGCCCACCAAATATGATCGTTACAGCAGGATTGATTTCTTTGATACGTCGGGCTAGTTTGTAATTGTATCTGTGATTCCATACATAGGTACTGAATGCCACAATGTCGTTCTTGGCCAATCGAGGTGCAAGTTCTTCGATATCTTCTCTGCGCCAGACTAACTGATCTATCTCCCAGGCCGCACGTATGTGCTCAAAACCCATGGCATAACTCAGTATTACGCCTGCTGAATAGGGCAGATAGTAAGCATTAAACTCTTTAGGGCCTTGTTGAAAGTTAGGCTGTACAAAACTTACAGTTCTTTTGGTCATACTTTATTTAATCTATCTACAGTCATACTAATAACTTGTTGATTAGGATCATTAATCCGCATTTTGACCCAAGGATCGCGGGTGCCTTCACAACACTCTGCAAAAAAACTCATGTCTTGATTCTTCACATCCTGAAGCCATTGTGCTAGTCCGGCTGCATCTTGCATTCTTAGTTGTACAACATCTGGATAATTAAAGTCTAACGGATTGTTCTTATCACCTTCTAACACAGTTCTTTGTTGGTAAGTTGCATCGTTGTTGGTACCAGTGAGATCATGTCGTTCGTGATCACAATAGATGGGCAAGCGTTCAAAGATGTCTAGGGCATAAGCAATACAACTGACCCAAGCATCATTGAGACTGTGTTGACTAATGTGTCCTAGTATTTCAAACCACTCTCGCGGGATTATAGGAAAGATTGAATAAGGGTGTTCGTTGTGTGTTATCACACTTAACAATTTAAACTCACCAGTTTTGGCACGTATATAGGTGTCCCAACCCTTTGTTTTCATTATGGCGTCATCGTTCCAGAAGAACATCCAAGTGCCTTTGCTGTGTTCAGCCAGGCCGTTTAGATAACGATGCAGATTGTGATAGCCCATGGGTTCAAATATCACAATCTTGTGCGAGATGTTGTGTTGTTCGATCCAGGGAATAATATGATGCAACAGATACTCAAGTCCAATGGCATCGTTGTTGTCCATGCCAAGTACTAGTTCTACTGTAGAAAAATCGGTGGCTAGATCATGTAGGCTGGCCAGACTACGCATAAGCATATCTGACCTACCACGTGTGGGCAACAGAATTGAAATATCTGTGCTCATATTTTCTAAATTAACCTTGTTCGGTATCTGCTACACGCTTTTTCAAGTAATTTAACAACATGCCGTATGCTGGTAAGAATATGATAAATCCAACCACAATCTTCAGGATACTTTGGCTTAATGCAATCTCGGGCCAGTGTGCGGACATGTACTCATCTGCACTGCCTGAAAAAGCAATACTAAAGAATACATAACTATCAATGAAGTTGGCAACAACCATGCTGAGTGCAGGAGCCGCCCACCATTGTTGCGTGAACTTTTCACGAACATATTGGAATACATATACGTCAAGCAAACAACCAATTAGGTATGCTGTGGCAGAACCAAAACCGATACGTAGTGCAACTGATTGTGGTGCACCTTCTAACAGCACAACAGCAATACTACCAATGATGGCCAGTGGATATGCGGCCGCAATGGTTGCTCGGGCAATACCTTTACCAATCAAACGCACAGTCAAGTCAGTGGCTAAAATAACCAATGGATATACAAATGCCGCCCAGGTCAGTTTCACGCCCAAGATTTCAACAGGAATTGAAACCAATGCGTTTGAGATAACGATCACAAAGATATGCAAGGCAACCAATTTTGCCATCATTATCTTATCCACGTCCTTAAAAATATTAAACATTCTATTCTCCTTAGTTTTAGTTTATTATGCGAATAGGTCTTCATTCCATTCGCGATGGCCCTCTCGGCAAGCCATGTTACTCTGTGTTTCACGCACTTCTACACGATAGCACCAGAGTCGCTCTGCTTCACCCTGGCCCCAAAAGTCAGGAATGTAAACACCGTTAACATACTTGTACAGTTGGTCAGCAAGACCTTCGCATCCAAGTCGAGGTAATATAGTTAGTTTGGCGATGTTGCGACGTTGCATTTCTTTGTAGAAGTCGAGTTCAGGATCGTCTTCAGAAACCAACAGCGTGTGATCGAATTGTTCTTCAAGAACATGTTTGAGTTCTTTAAGACCACCGTAGTCAGCGGCCCAGTTACGCACATCAAGATTATCTGTGCCGAAATAGAACTTCATTGAGAATGAATAACCATGTATGAGATTGCAATGGCTGTCTGCTCGCCACTGTCTGTAGGCACATGGAAATGCGTCGTGATACTCTTTGGTACTGGTGTACTTGTACTGGCGAGGAACTGGTATTTGTATATGATTCATGCTGTTTCTCCTATGTTAAATTATAGCATAGACAGCAGAGTTTGTAAAGCGGGAATGATGTCCGAGACCGCTGTAAGTAATATTTATACAGGCTGTTTGTAGCCACCAGTTTTGTAGTTCTGTTGTGCAGGAATGACTCCACGCACACCGCCCACAGGATCCTCACAGTCACCTGCTCTACGAAGAATCAAATGCACATGCGGATACATTACTGTTTGTCCTGCGGCAGCCCCCTGATTGATGCCAATGTTGTAAGCATCGCACTGGCCAAGACGCACAAGAGAATCACCCACTGTTTGGGCACTATAGAATGCATCCTTGATAACTTCGGGTGTGTTAAAGTTAGGAACAAACAACAAATGACCCGGAGTTACCGGAAAGCGATCGCGGAATACTGTAACATGAAAGTCTGACAGATCGTCTACTCTCAAGTCCCAAGGTGCCGCTCCGGCGGCATGTGCTGATTCTAATGTTTCGTGTTTCATATAGTGGTCAAATAGTATTGTGAATAAGGATAATGTTCTTGTAACCATTCCAACAGACCCGGTTCCACAGGCAGTTGTATATTACCGGTGCGATCAGATATTATTATCATCTTGGTGCAAACTCTTGTTGCAGTTTAATGTTGTCAAAGAACTCTTTCTTCACGCTTGGGTCGGTCTTGAATGCACCATGAAGTACTGTGGTTTGGGTGAGACTACTGTGTGCCATAATACCGCGATTCTCACAACATCCATGGGTAGCCTGTATATAGACCGCAACATCGGATGACCCAGTGGCAACTCCAATTTCTCGAGCAATATCCATGCATAGTTCTTCTTGTAAGGTTCCTCTCCGAGCACACCATTGAGCAATACGTGTGTACTTGGACAGACCAATAAGTTTTGGTCCAGCAATAATTCCAATGTAAGCCACACCCGACACAGGTTGATGATGATGCGAGCACATGCTTTTGAGTTCTGAACGAACGACCAACATGCCTTCGTACGCACCGTCTGTATCATTTGGGAAAGCCGTCGCGTTTGGTGAGGGGTCATAGCGTCCTGCCATTATTTCGTTAAAGTACATCTTGGCCAAGCGTCTTGCTGTGCCTTTTGAGTTGGGATCATTCTCGCGATCAATGAGTAATCGATCAAGCACAGTTTCAAATGCTAGTGTGGCTTCATTGATTAGTTGCTCTTTTGTTTGTTCATCCACATAATCACTAATGTTGTCGCCGGCCCAAAAGCGTTTGTTATCGCCTTTCATTCGAAAGCGGATGACATCTGCTAGATACGCTTCTTCATGGCCCTTATCGTCAATGTTGTTTACTGATACTGATTCTGTCATCTTAGTCCTTGATAGTGATAGTTCTTAAATCTTGATAGTCAACATGCCTTGATGGTGGACAAAATTCTTTAAGACCTTCCAGCAATGCCAAACCTTGTTGGGCTTCTTCTGGTGTAGGCTTATAATGATATCCGACTCGAAATTCGTGTTGTGCAATCCAGGGTGTGATATTTAGGTCACGACCATCATAACGCATACGAATTATCGCATCATATGCTGTGCGGTCATCTAGTATTATAGCACCACCACGACCTATATGTAAAGGCTTATCATGTCCAAAACTTAAACATTGCATGGTTCCGGCACGATACATATTGCGTTCTAACCGCCTTGCACTATCCCAAATTCGTGTGTTTAGGAAAGGATACTCACCAACCCAACGTTGCCACTCATGATCTAAGTATTCATATTTGATACTCAATTTGTGCATGGTCATGGGAATACTCAAATAGGTGTAAGGAGTAAACTTACATTCGGTCACTTGATCGTACCGCAAGCATAACTCGATTGC